AAATACTATCCGGACTATTTGATTAAAGTGAAAGAGAAAAATGATATGATCAAAACTTATGTGGTAGAAGTGAAACCATATAAACAAACGATGCCTCCTAAACCAAGAAGTCGAAAGACAAAATCATATCTTACAGAGTGTGTGACCTATGCAATCAATCAAGCAAAGTGGGCTGCAGCAAAAGAATTCTGTGAAGATCATCGTATTGAATTTAAAGTAGTAACAGAGAAAGAACTCGGAATCAGATGAGTAGACTTGAAGGTAATACCATAAACAATCCAACAAATGATCAAGAGGATATGATGTTAGAGATCATGTCTCTATTGAATGATACTGTGACACCTGTTCCTGATGTTGGAAACTTCTATACCTTTGTATATAATCCAAAGACTCCAAACATTCAATACGATCAACATCCTCTTATAGCTTGTACTGATATATTCTCATGGGGTTTTCGTGGGTTGAATTTTCACTGGAGAAAGTATCGTAACTATACATGGGCAGAACTTGCAGGTCAGTTATACATAGTACAACCAGATGAACTTGATGATCTTCTTGCAATTCCTTATGCTAAGTTCCTAAATAACTAAAAAGGTCGATAATGACAATAACAAATCAGACAAATCCAGTAGGGTCACAATATATAAGTAAAGCGAATGAGATCAGAGTGCCTCAACAGGGTGTCACACAGAATTTTGAAAGAATATATACTTCAACAAGACTTATAAAGACAGGAAATAACCCATCAGTATATTCAAAAGAAATAATTCAATACCCAGACGCTAAAAGTGCAGGTGAAGCTATAAAAAATATTAACAATAAAGAAACGGTGTCAAATTATACTGTCATAGCAAAAGAAAATAAAGACACTGGAGAGTTTGATTTTAATCTAGGAGCTGATTACAAAAATGCTGAAGTGGATACTTTTAAAAAATTAGTAAAAAGACAGACAAAAAATCAAACAAAAGATGCAGAGAAACAAATAAAAGATAAAATAAATTCTGATACTAAAGCACTCAATAAAAATCAAGAGCCCCTTAATAGTAAAAAGGAAACGGATTCAACAGACTCTCCAAAAACAAAACAAGCAAGTAACAAAGGTATCGCAAGAAAAAACTATGGCACCTTATTTTATCCATCATTCATACAAAAAAGTAATCAAGACAAATTAAAAATAACAATACTTGAGTTCTCATCAAGATTTAAAGGTGGAAAAAAAGATCCTAAAAAATTGTCAAAACTTGGAAATGTCTCTGGAAAACCAAAGAGAAGTGACTATGGTACAAATCGAAATGAAAGAGGTAGTTATCTTCGCGCTCTTAGAAAATATAAACAAGGAAAAGGAAAAACAAATTTAACTGAGTCTAACGGGAGTGCGTTATCTCTTGATAATCGAAAAAGATTAGAGGTTGATAAAAGATTAGTTGGACACATAACACTACCTATACCTGATGGAGTGACTGACCAAAACAAAGTTAATTTTGGATCTGGTACTTTAAATGCATTACAAGTTGGTGGTGCAGAACTCGCTTTAGATTTTTTATTAAGAGGTGCAAAACAAGCAGGAGAGACAGCGGGAGATGTATTTAAACAAGCAGTCACAGATAAAAATGTGCAACAAGCAATCGCTGCATTACTTGCTGGATCTGGTATTGGGGTTGAAACAAATGACCTTCTTGCAAGAACACAAGGTAATATAAACAATAACAATCTTGAATTACTATTCAAAGGCCCTACTCTTCGACCTTTTAATTTTAGTTTTAATTTTAGTCCAAGGGATCTGGATGAATCTAGACAGGTACAAAGAATAATAAGAGCATTTAAACAATCAAGTTCTGTTCAAAGAACACCCGGTGGTCTTTTTCTTGCAGCACCAAATACATATAAACTAGAGTTTATTAGTGGTAAAACAAATAAGACACATGCTTTTTTACCCAGAATAAAAGAGTGTGCTCTTCTTGGTGTAAATATGAATTATATGCCTGAGAATAGTTACATGACGTACGATGATACATCAATGGTTGCCTATAATATGCAACTTGCGTTCCAAGAATTAGAACCAATCTTCAATGATGATTATGATAATAATGATACGGAAGATTCTGGTTTGGTATCCACGGCCGCTAGTCCATTCACAGGTAGCATAGGTTTCTAAAATGTCTGATCCGTATTTCCGTTACTTACCAGAATTTGAATATGTCAATCGCACCAAAGAGGGGCGAAGTGAAGGTGATTATTCTGTTGTAAAAAACTTTTTTAAAAGAGCAAAACTTAGAGAAGATATTTTTCAAGAACTTACTTTCTTTACAAAGTATATTGTAGAAGGTGATGATCGTCCAGATAATGTGGCATCTAAAGTTTATAATGATTCTAATTTAGATTGGGTAGTTTTATTATCAAATAATATAGTGAGTGTTCAAAGTGAATGGCCATTATCACAAGCAGATTTTCATGCCTATATTACAAACAAATATGATGAGGAAACATTAAACTCTGGTATTCATCATTATGAATCTAGAGAGGTGAAGACAACTGATAATTCAATAATTATACCGGCAGGACAAAGAGTTGGTGTTGCACAAAGTGTTTCTTATTATGATGATGCATTAGGTCAACATGTAAGAGCAACAGATATTGCACTTCCTGTAACAAACTTTACGCATGAAGAGAAATTAAACAACGATAAAAGAAATATATTTGTTCTAAAAGCATCATATCTTAATCTTGTATTTGATGATCTTGAAGAGATTATGGAATACAAAAAAGGTTCCACTCAGTATGTGAGTGAAACCTCTGTGCGTGGAGATAATATCAGACTATTTGATTAACTATCTGCCAACTTTTGGA